TAGAGAAAATTTTGCTTCTGACGAAGCCCCCTCCCTCCCCTCTCTCCCTTTCGGGAAGATTGCCGACCTGTGGAACGACATCTGTACGGCGTACCCGAGGTGCGTCAAGGTGACGGACAGGCGCAAGACCAAGATACGCCTCCGTATAGCCGAGCTGGGCTGCGGTGCGGACGAGGGGGACATCCTCAAGGCGCTCGGGGAACTCTTCCGGCGGATGCAGGGCAGCTCGTTCCTCCGGGGCGACAACAACAGGGGCTGGCAGGCCTCGTTCGACTGGCTCTTCGAGAACGGCTCGAACTGGGTCAAGGTCACGGAGGGCAACTACGATGACCGGGGCGGCGGCTACAGGCAGACCTCCACAGCTCCGCAGCAGCATCAGCAGCCGGGGGCTGAATGCCCTCAAGCTCCGTCAAGGCTCGGGGTCGGGGAGTTCTTCGACGGCACGGGGCGCAGGACATACGGGACGGGACAGGCGACCATCCCCGATGACGCTCCGCCGAGACCGAGCGAGCGGTACTACTGGAACGCCTCGACACAACAGTGGCTGCTGCTATGAAAGAGATTTGGAAAAACATCTCCGGGAGCGCTTACAGCGTCAGCTCTTTGGGGCGAATAATGAACGACAAGACAGGGCAAATATTGAAATTTTGGCACAACAATCATCATTACCCCTGTATCACGTTAGAGATCAACGGAAAAAGGTGCAAACTCAGGGTTCATAGAATTGTGGCGGAAGCTTTCATCCCAAATCCCGATGCAAAACCGTGTGTAGACCACATCAACACGAATCGGTCTGACAACCGAGTAGAAAATTTGCGGTGGGCTACATTCAAGGAAAACAGCAGAAACCCAACAACCCTCATACGGCTGCACCGCACGACATTCAAGGCTGGTTCAGAAAATCCGAAGACAATGACGGGAAAATTCGGACTTGAAAATCCCCGCTCGATACCTGTATGCCAAATCAAGGGAGGGAATACGATAAAGTCATATTCTTGCGCCCGGGAAGCAATGCGCCAAACAGGTATAGCCTGCACTACGATAACCAAGTGCTGCAGAGGACAGAGGAAAAGTGCCGGAGGCTATCAATGGGCTTATATAAACCGAAACGAGTATGAAGACATTTGCTGATTTCGGGATAGTAATCCCTTACGGCCGCACATCGGGAACGGTTAAGACTTATTGCCCCCACTGCCACGAGCAGCGCACGGACAAGCGCGACAAGAGCTTATCTGTGGATATTGGGAAAGGAGTTTGGAATTGTCACTATTGTTCGTGGGCAGGGTCGCTCCACGAGAGCACCTACGACCCCTCCCCGGAGGGCAAGCGCCGGTGGATGGAGCAGCAGCCGTGGTACAGGCAGACGCAGGTCAGACACACCCGCAAGGAGTACCGGAAGCCCGCGCCGAAGGACACCGAGAACAGCCCGTTCAGCGCGAAAGCCCTCGCCTGGTTCAAGGGCAGGGGCATAAGCGAGGAGACCCTCCGCAAGTGCAGGGTCACGGAGGGGCTGGAGTGGATGCCGCAGAAACAGGGCAAGGCCAACACCGTGCAGTTCAACTACTACCGGAACGGAGAGCTGGTCAACACGAAGTTCCGTACCGGGGACAAGTGCTTCAAGCTCGTGCAGGGGGCTGAACTCATCCCGTACAACATCGACTCCATCAGCGGCAAGCGCGAGTGCATCGTCACCGAGGGCGAGATGGACTGCCTCTCGTTCGTCGAGTGCGGACGCGAGGACTGCGTCAGCGTCCCGAACGGGGCGAACGCCAACCTCGAATACCTCGACGACTTCATCGAGGGCTACTTCGACGACAAGGACACGATCTACATCGCCTCCGACACCGACACCAAGGGCGTGCTGCTCCGTGACGAGCTTCTGCGCCGCTTCGGGGCTGAACGCTGCCGGGTGCTGGAGTACGGGGAGGGGTGCAAGGACGCGAACGAGCATCTGATGCGCTACGGACGGGAGAGCCTCCTGCAGTGCCTCGCGGACGCTCCGGAGACCAAGGTGGACGGCATCTTCACCGTCAGCGACTTCGAACAGAGCCTCGACGCCATCTTCGAGAACGGCCTCCAGCGCGGTGTCACTATCGGACACCCGAACTTCGACAGGCTGTGCAGCTTCGAGACCAAGCGCCTCTGCATCGTCACCGGTATCCCCGGCAGCGGCAAGTCCGAGTTCATCGACGAGATAGCCGAGCGGCTCAATATGCGCTACGGCTGGCGCTTCGCCTATTTCAGCCCAGAGAACGCCCCGCTCGCCTACCACGCCTCGAAGCTCATTGAGAAGTTCACCGGGAGGAAGTTCAACAGGGCTTCCCTCTCCTACGGCGAGTACCGGGAGGTCAAGGAGCATCTCGAAAGCAATTTCTTCTTCATCAGCCCGAGCGACAACTTCCGCCTCGACACCATCCTCGACAAGGCTCGGGTGCTCGTCAGGCGCATGGGCATCAAGGCTCTCGTCATCGACCCCTACAACAGGCTCGAGGGCCAGCAGGGAAGCCGCAACGAGACGCAGTATGTCAGCGAGGTACTCGACAAGCTCACGAATTTCGCGCAGCGCAACGACATCCTCGTCATCCTTATGGCGCACCCGACCAAGCTCCCGAAGAACAAGGACGGCATCACCGAGACCCCGACCCTGTACGACATCAGCGGCTCGGCCAATTTCTTCAACAAGGCGGACTTCGGCCTGGTCGTCCACCGCGACCGCATCAACGACACCGTGCTGGTGCAGGTGCAGAAGGTCAAGTTCCGGCACCTCGGTGAGAACGGCACAGCCCTGTTCAAGTACAACATCAACAACGGACGCTACACCCCGTGCGAAGCGGAGCAGACCCCCGACTGGGACAACACCAACCACCTCCGGGAACAGCGGCGGCTGCGCGAGATTGAGGCCGACAGGCAGGCCGTCCTCGATTTCGGGGACAACAGCGGCGACCTCCCGGCAGGGGACGGCATCGGAGAAGACGATGACCTCCCGTTCTGACACAGGCAAGAAAACACACTGAAAACAGGCAAGGCAATTATGAGACCGGCATACGACATAACCCCCGAGGAGCGCGAGGAATACAAGCAGTACCTCCGCAGCGGCTTCCCGTTCCTGCTCGGGGACATAGTGGTCGAGGACATCGACAACGACTACGACGCGAGGCTGCTCACACGGGCTCTCGCAGGTGACTTCAAGGCCGAACGAGACCTCATACGCAGAGTGGCGGACAAGCGGAAGCAGAGGCGCGAGAGGGAGGCTATGGAAGCCATCCTCGAAAGAAACGCAAATGAATTAAACACTTACAGCAATCAAATTTAACTCAAAAGCATTATGGCAAACTACAGCATCAAGGCAGACCTCCTCAAGGTCAAGGGGGCGTTCCTCACGAACATCAAGGGCAAGACGGCCACCAAGCAGTGCATCTGCATCCCCGTGGAGGGGAGCGGACTCTACGCTGGGGCGAAAGGCGTGTATCTGAACCTCACGGCGGTCGAACTCCGCGAGCCGAAGTACGAGGATAGCCACCTCGTCAAGCAGAACATCGGCACGGACGAACACAGGGCGATGAGCGAGGAGGAGCGCAGGGCTATCCCCGTCCTCGGCGGGATGAGGGAACTCACGCAGCAGGCTCGGCCGACCGTCCTGCAGGAAGCTTCGGCGCAGTCCACAGCGCAGGTTGACGGGGAAGCGGACGACCTGCCGTTCTGAACAAGCCGTTACAGATTGTCACGGTTTCAACCGGGGGACGGACTTGTCCCCCTTTTCCCGTCTTTTCACGGAAAACGCGAGAAACGCCCCGTATTCGGGCGCGAACGCTCCGAATGGTATAAACCCTCATCTCTGATATGAAAGCCCGCCAGAAACGAAATACGGCACAAATAAGGGACACTTTCACCTGCATCGTCAAGGCTGACCTCGGCGTGGAGTGCGTCAAGGAGTACCGCTTCCACCCCAAGAGGATGTGGCGGTATGACTACGCAATCCCCTCCCACAAGATAGCCCTCGAGGTCGAGGGCGGAGTGTGGACGCGGGGACGGCACACCCGTCCGCAGGGCTTCCTCGGGGATATCGAAAAATACAACCAAGGGGCGCTCCTCGGCTGGAGGGTCTTCCGGACGACCCCCTCGGAGCTTTACAGCCGGGCGACAATCGAGATGCTCCGCGAGGCCGTTTCGTGCGATTTTCCGCCGATTTCGTGCGAAAAACAGCCCGAACCGTGCCGAAAAGCGGAGAAATAGTGCTTTTTCTACAAACATTTGTTACCTTTGCCACAGACGCAAATCCCACCAGTTATGAAGAAATTTTCCGAGTATGTGTCCCCCGGACACCCCGACAAAATCGCAGACTACATCAGTCAGTACCTCCTCGACAGGTACATAGAGCAAGACCCCGACACGCGCTACGCCGTCGAGGTGCAGATTAAGAACTCCCGCGTCACCCTCGGAGGCGAGGTGTCGAGCCGCGTGTCATTCAGCCCGCAGTTCATCCGCGAGCTTGTCCGCGAGGCCGTCAACGACATCGGCTACACCCGGGAGTATATGAACCTCTGGGGCGAGGACAACACGATATGCGGCGACCTCCTCAAGGTGGAGAGCCTCATCAACCAGCAGTCCCCGGACATCGCACGCGGCCTCTCCGGCTGGGGCGACCAAGGGATATTCTTCGGCTACGCAGACCCCGACCCGAGGTACGGCTATATGCCGAAAGACCACGCTCTCGCCAAGCGTCTCTGCAAGGCGCTTTTCGAGAGCGGCCTCGGAGGGCTTGACATCAAGACGCAGGTCATCACCGAGGACGATGCTGTGCGCAGGGTCATCGTGGCCGTTCCCCTGCTGCAGGACAGCACGCGGAAGAAAGTCCGCAGGTTCGTCAAGGAGCAGCTCCCGGGACACTACGACCTCGTCATCAACGGCACGGGTCGGTATGTCCGGCACAGCTCGATAGCCGACTGCGGGACAACCGGGCGCAAGCTCGCCGTGGACTTCTACGGCGGCAACTGCCGCATCGGCGGCGGAAGCCCGTGGACGAAGGACGCATCCAAGGCAGACCTCACTCTGAACCTCCTCGCCCGGAAGATAGCCCTCTCACACGCCCTCCATACCGGAGTCCCCTGCACCTGCGCCATTGCCTGCTGCATCGGGCAGAGAGCCGTGGATATCAACGTCCGGGATTGCGCCGACAACATCCTCTTCGAGGGGACGCTGGAGACCACCCCGTCGGAGCTGCGGAGCGAGTTCGGGCTTGACAGGCCGATATACGCCTCTATGGGCCGCTGGGGTCTCTTCGGGGAGTTCCAGCAGGACAAGGCCTGGGAAAAGGTGGAAAAATAAGCAGGTAAAAAACCTCTTAATCAGCATAATGCACAAAATCAATCATTTGCAACGGATATTATGAAGACTGAAACGGTGAAACTCTCGCAGATACAGGTCAACAGGGCGAACCCCCGTCAGATAACGGACGCGAAGTTTCAGAAGCTCATAGACAGCATCCTCGCCCTCCCGAAGATGCTCGAACTCCGCCCGATAGTAGTGGACGATATGATGACCGCCCTCGGCGGCAATATGCGCTTCCGTGCGCTCTCGGCGATAGCCGATATGGATGACGCAGAACTGACCGGACGGCTGGACGCCAACCGCGATGTTCAGAAGAAGACGGGAGCGGAGAGGGAAGTTCTCCGGGACCATTGGCTCAAGTGGAAAGACTCCCCCACTGCCACGATAATCAAGGCTTCAACCCTCACCGCCGAGGAGCAGCGCGAGTTCATCATCAAGGACAATGTCGGCTTCGGTGAGTGGGATATGGACGCGCTCGCCAACGAGTGGGACATCAAGGATCT